ATGATGGCATGGGAATCATGGAGAAGGCAAAGAGCACGCACGAACAACTCAATACCGAGTTTGACGCTATCTTTCGATAGCCAAGCCCAGCCAAGAAAGGCCAGCCAGCCCTTGCCAGCCGGGCCAATCTGGGCTAGGCTTGGGCCGCTAACCGATCCCCACTATGAAAACCCGCGTCACCCTTCGCTCCATTCTCGGCTTCCACGCCGCCTTCTTCGCCATCGCCCTCTGTCTGCCCTCCTGCCAGTCAGGCGGCCAGATTGACGAGGCACGCCTTGCCCGCATCGGCGACGTGGCCCTGGCCTACGCCGAGCGCACCGGCAAGATCAGCCCCGAAGACGCCGCCCTGGCTAGGGAGGCTGGCACGCTCGTCCTGACGCCCAGCCCGGCCCCGGTGGCTGAGACGGCTACGAAGTAACACACTCTCCACGGTGCCCGCTCTTTTTGTGTTTCTGAGCAGGCAGGCCAGCCAAGACGGCGGCCAGGACCAGCCAGCCTTGTCCGCCGGAGGTAGCAAGGGCTTCGCATGTGCCCTCACTCACTGCCGAGATCCACGGCAGCGCCGCCGACAAAGGCTAGCCTGGATCACAAGCCCGCCCAGCCTAACCCGACTGGCGCGGGCTTTTTGTTGCCAAGACGGGCAGGCTGGTCTAGGCTAGGCCGAACCTGTGAAAGCCAGTATTGGTCGTAGTAGGTGATTATTTCCACCACTATGCCCGACACACCAGACACCCAGCCCGCCGAAGAGTTCCACCCCCTGCCCCCAGAAACGCCCCTGCTCGAAGTCCTGGCCTACATGGCCCGCCAGTGCCGGGCCAAGCACGGCAAGCCTGCCGCCTTCATGGCGATTCCCCGCAAGCTCGCGCTTCCTTTGGCTGGCGAAAGGGCCGAGGCCAAGCTGACCATCGTAGAGGACGACTTCGCCCGCGCCTGCCTTGACGGACGGATTCCAGCCCTGCTTATGGCCGTGCCCGTTGAGCCCGACGGCCCGGCTATTCCCGTGATCGCCATCGACATACCCTCGCCCCTGGCCGCCGCCTGGACTCGGCCCCTGCCACGCTACGCCGCCAACGAGGGCTTTGAGGAGCACCCCGTCTATGCCGCCTGCCCGTTCTCCCGCCTGCTCTGGGACAAGGGCGAGGGCGCACGCATTCCCCAGCTCACCCGCCGAATCCTGGCCTTTTGCCACGAACACGCCAAGCGTCACCCGGCCCCCGTATTCCAGGCCGTCATGGGCCAGCACGACCGAGCCCGCCCACTCGTTATGGCCGCCCAGTCAGAGCCGGAGGCCCTGCCAGACGACCCAGCCTTGGCCTGGGCCACCATCGAGGCCGGGCTGGAGGAGCACGCCGGGCTCATTCAGGCCGAGCTAGCCAAGAAAGGCGTGTACGGCATGGAGTTCGACGGCCAGCTTGCGCCCGAGATCGTGGGCAAGTTCCAGGCGGCCTTTGCCGAGCACTTCGCCGCCTTGGCCGAGTATGGGCCGCATCCATACAAGCCGGGCTTCTTTGTCTTGGCCGCCACGCCGATGGGGCTTGAAACGGGCGCGTGAACGCTTTACTTTTTAACCCCATGACATCCGACCCCATCACCCCGCCCGTGCCAGAGCCCGCCAAGCCAGCCATCCCGCCCCCACCGCCCGGCTGGGCCATCGTGCCCGCCGATGACGCCCGACTGGACTGCCTGCCTGCTAAGCCTGTGCTTTGCCAAGATGGGCATTGGATACCCGCATACGGAGACAAAGGCGGTGTTGTGCCCAATATCGACAGGATCAGATGGGCCTACGCCCTGCCCATCGAGCCGCCAGCCAGCCAGCCAGATCAGGCCGCCAAGCCGCCGCTAGGCAGGCAAGAGGGCGGCAGCCACTACGCCACGCTGGCAATTCAGCCAGTTGAGTTCATCACCGCCAACAAGCTCACTTTCCTAGAGGGCTGCGTCATCAAGCGCCTATGCCGCCACAGAGCCAAAGGTGGGGCCGAAGACATCCGCAAAGCCATCCATGAGCTTGAATTGATTCTCGCTCTCGAATACGCCTAATGCTCGCCCGCCCGCCAAGCCCTGAGCCTGCCTGCCCAGCCGGGCCAGACCTCGCCGGGCTGGGGGCTGGCCTGGGGCTGGATGAGGCGGTGGTGTTTGCTAACTTTGGTGATCCGTTCTGGCGGCTGACTTGTGGCGGTATTTACAAAATCCGTTCGGAGGACGGCGAGCCCATCGACTTCCATCCTACTCCGCAGCAGTTGGTGGTGTTGGAGGAAATCTACATCCATGGCAGCCGCACACTGGTAATCCCAAAGGCCCGCCAAGTTCGCATGAGTACGATCATTGCTTTGATCGTTCTCGACACCCTCCTTTTTGGTTCATCGGTGCAGTGCTCCCTGTGCGACATCGACATCCCAAACGCTGACCGCAAGCTAGACGAAAAGGTGTTCTTTGCCTTCGAGCGCCTGCCAGAAGCCCTGAAAGGAGCCTGGACGCCCATCAAGAAAAGCCTCTCGCCCGGCATCTTCACTATCCAGCACGGCGACGATCCAACCAGCAAAAGCACCTTCTACGCAGGCCAAAAGGCCCGAGGCGGCACAAACCAGATCCTCTGGATGTCAGAATGGGCCGAGCTGGCCGCCAAGCACCCGGCCATGTCAGGCGAGTACCTGCGAGGCGCTTGGCCTGCCGCTGCCGAGGGTATTCGTATCGTGGAAAGTACATGGTTCGGTGGAAAAAGCGGTGACGTGTGGGGCATCGCCAAGAAAGGCCTCGACCCGCACACCGGCCTGCCCTTGGCACGCGAGAAATGCACGCCCCGCACGCCCCGCGTTCTATTCTTCCCCTGGTATGTCATCGCCGCCCGCCGCCTGCCATGTGCCGAGCCTAACCTGATCCGGCCAGAGGTCCGGGCCTACTTTGCCAAGGCTCTCGAAGGCGCAGAGGATACGCTGGATGACGACCAAATGTATTGGTATCAGGAGGAGGCCTTGGACATCTATCACCATGAGGCACAGTTCATCTACCCGACAAACATACATGAGTGTTGGAACGCCAACATTGAGGGCTCTATCTGGGGAGCCGCTCTTGGCATGGCTAAGGCCGCCGGGCGCGTGGGCGAGGTGGCCTACAGGCCAGACTTGGAGGTGGACACGTTCTGGGACTTGGGAGCGCCCGAGAACTCGCCTTGCCTCTACGTCCAGCACGACCACGAACAACGCCGGTTCATTGACTTAGACGCCGAGATTGAAGGCGGCGAGGTGGCCGACCGCGTGCGCCTACTCAAAGAGAAGGGCTACCGCTACGGCACCCACTACTTGCCACACGACGCCGGGCAGAGGCAGAAGAATGGCAAGACCTACTTCTCGGAGTTCGAGGCCGAGTTGAAGGTCCAAGGCGTGTCTGGCCGAGTGGTGCAGCTCAAGCAGACCGGCAACAAGTGGCTAGGCATCAATCATTTCACCGGCCTGCTCAAGAAATCCATCTGGATTGACGACAAGAAATGCGCTTTCATGCTCGAATCCATCGCCGCCTATCGCCGCAAGCCGGACCCGACGAAGGAAAACAAGTTCATGGATGACATCGTGGCCGATTGGAGTTCACATTGCTCAGATTGTGCTAGGTATGTTTCCGAGGCGTTTATGGAAGGACATTTACCACATACAAGCAACGGCATCATGGCTAATCTCTACTTCGACCCCACCCGCCTCCAGACCGCCACGGCCAGCCTGCCCGAGCACCCGCCTACCATAATGGCCTTGGACCGGGCAGGCACGACCTGGGCGCATGTCGCATCTCGGCACGATGCAGGCGGCTGGCTAAGAGTGTGGGAGACGCCATTGCAAGGCCCGCGCTACATCGTGGCCGTCATCAACGGAGCCGTGGCCGTGTGGCGGGCGGCAGGCTGGGACAGAAACGCCTCAGCCGAGAGGCCAGCCCGGCTGGTGGCTGCCTGCGTGGATGAGGCGGGCATCAATCAAGACAAACTCTTGTCGTGGGCAAGTATGGCATCGACGTATTACGGCATGGTGCCAGTTGTGGTGGACGTGGTTAGCATTCCCGGCGCAGTGGAGAAGCTGCGCGAGCAGGGCGTGGGCGTGGCAGCCCGCCAGCAAAGCCTAGCCGAGCGCCGAGTGGGGCAGGCAACGGCCATCAGAAAGCCCGGCCATGAGTTCGGGACCGAGGAACGGGCACAGGCCTACGCAGTGTTGCAGGAGCTTTGGCGCGATGGGGCCGTTGAGATGTGGTGCCCGACCGTGCTCCGGCAGATGGGCGGCATTACCGCCACCGAGCAAGGCGGCTTTGAGGTTCTGTCAGGCTACGCCCAGCACTGGCTCGACGTGGCCGCCCTTGGCGTCTGGACGCTTGGCCTAGCCGCCCCAGCCATGCAGGCGGGCAGGCTGGCACCAGAGCACAGCGGTGGAGGTTATCGAGGGGACGAAAATACGGGCTTGCCTTTTGATAGGCAGAGGCGAAAACTCTTCTAACTCTCACTCTAACCACAATGGCCGATTATACCAGCACCGGATACCAAGCAAACGTCAACCGTGGCAGCTCCGGCAGCGGATCGAAGGTTTTTAACCCTGTTTCAGGCAGGTGGGTGGACTCAGCCAGCCCCGAGGGGAAGCGGTTCTGGGCACAGCTGCAGCAACAGGGGCTCGCCCAACTCAAAGGCCAACTCACCGCCCAGACCAACCTTGCTACCGCCGAGGTCGAGGCCGACGCCCAGGACTACGAAGCCGAACAGAACCGGGCAGCCGGGCAAACTGCCTTCCAGTACGCCCTCAGCCAAGCCGGAAGCAAGAGCCAGCCCGGCGGAGGTATCGCCCGAGGAGGCTCTGGCCGTCGTGGTATGACGCTGAATCAGGCTACAGGAGGCCTTGCCGCCGCCAATGCAGCCGCCCGCAAAAAGGCCCAGATGGGCTTGGCGCAGGCCCGCGTTGCCGCCGATCCAGAAAACCTCCGCCTACAGCAGCAGATTGCCGCTAGCCAAGCCAGCCTTGCTCGCAACCCGGCGGCAGGATCAGCCCGCAAACCAATCTCAGCCCCCAAGATCGGACGCTAATGAAATACGACGCCGAAGGCTACAACTCCAAAGGCCGCCGCCAAATTCTAGGCTACTCACGCCTAGCCCAAGGCGGGGCAGATCAGGCTAGGTCCCGCGCCAACCAGCGCGTTTATGAATCCCAAGAGCACCTTTACGAGGATGGTCGCAGCATTCAGGCCGCCCGGCAGCGCGCCCAGCGTGTTGCTAAAGCCAAGCATGAGGGCACTTTTGAGGAAACCAAGGACACCTACAACGAAGAGGCCGCAGACATGGGCTCCGATGTTGCTATGGATAATGCCGGAACAATTACTCGGAAAAAGCGCGCCGATTACACCGCCCCCACCGCCTACACCCCCAAGAAGCCCGCCCGCTCCACGCCCATGAGCATGGCCCGCCCGGCAGGGCAGAAGGTGGCCGAGACAGTCGCCATGACAGAGCCCGCCGGGCTGCTGGACATGGCCCGGAAGGCCCGCCGCAAAGGAACACTCGTAATCCGCTAATCA